CTATAACTGCTTTTTGCGGAATTGCAAAACATTTGTTTTTGTATTTTGCGTTTTTATGCTCACATTATGCTCACATTTTTCAAAAACGTTTTCGAATTTACTTATACCGTCCTTTCTCATTGTATTATTTGTTTGGTTATAATTTTGCAAAGTTGTTATTGGACTAGAATGTCCTAATTGGTCTTGTGCAAATGTGATTGATAATCCTAATGTTGCTGATAAATCGGAATAGCTTCCTCTTAAATCGTGTATTCTTGCATAATTTTTAGGGTATCCACAACTTTCTAATAGTTTTAACCAAAACCTTTTTCGAAAATTTGTTATAGATAAAAAATTGCCTTTTGAATTATGGAAAACAAGTTTTGAATTGCTTTTGTCATTTGCAATATGTTCTTTTAGCACATTTGCTAATGTTGGAAACAAATAAACAATTCTTGTTTGTTTTGTTTTTGTTGCTTCTTTAAATTCTCCTTTTGTATATTGTGTACAAACTTTTATCGTGTTTTTTTCAAAGTTGATATTTTCTTTTAATAATCCGAAAATTTCTCCGGCACGCATTCCTGTTCCAATAAATGTAAAAAATACGGCATAATATTGCGGATATTTTTCTTTGCATATTTTTAACAATAATAATAGTTCATTGGTTTCAAAATGATTATGCTCAACAATAGGCTTGTTAACCGGCTCAACAACTGTAATTGGATTTACTGATATATTGTTGTACTTTATCGCATAATTAAAACTTGCTCTTAAAAACCTATAAGTTGAAATAGATGCAAATGCACTGACATTTTCTTTGATTTCGTAAAGTATTTGTTGCCAATCCAAAGAGTTCATTTTACTGTATTTTATATCTAAATACTTTCCCAAGTAAGAATTTTTAATTAATTCATATCCGTATATTGTACTTTTGGCTCTTCCTCTTTTTTGGCAGATATCAATATAATTGTTAAAAATATCAATGTTTTTTATGTTTTTATCGTCTGTTTTTGTTTTTTGATATTTATTTATATCCATAAGTGCTTCTTTTTTTGTTGCATAATTTCCTGCGGTGTGCTGCTTTCCGTAAATATCTCGATATGTTATTACATATCTTGTTATTGTTCCTTTTTTTGTTTTGTAAGTTTTTTTACTTATTCCTGCCATATTTTTTACTCCTTTTATTATCTTCAAATTGTAAAACTTCACTTTCGCTTAATTGAATTTTGCCGGCACTGTAAACCTTGATTTCGTTCAATAAACAAGACCATTTGTATAAATATCCGTATTTAAACCCATGTTTTTGGCATAGTTCGTTAATAGTCATTAAATCGCTTGGACGGCTTGTGTTGTCTATCGCAAGTGTTAGCATTTTCTCTTATCTCCTTTCACCAAAAAGCAGCCCCCTAGAGGACTGCTTTTATTATTGTTAATCTTTTATTTTAATTTTCTTATAATATCTTCTAGCCAGTCGATACAATATTTCCTTCCTTTTTCCATTTCTTTGTTCTTCATGTTACCCGCAAGTAATGAAAAAATCATAAAGCTATTGCTTACTCCATCAAGATACCTCATTGCATAATATAATCTTTTGTGCATCTCTTCCGGATCTGTTTTTGCTCCAAAACATTGTTCAACTTTTCCTAAAAATTTCGGGTAATTCTTGTCCCATTGTTTTGCGTGTTTAAATGGCTCAAAGGGAATTATATTAGACATTTTTACTCCTCTCTTGGTTGAAATTTATCACATATCCCACTTAATCTGACATCTGTTGCTGCACTATGGCTTAGGCCAATAAGCAAACATTTGTAATAATTTTTTGAGTAAATACTTTGATTTGGCAAAAAATTAAAACAATTTGCACATCTATTCCAACTATGGGCAGCTGCTTTTCTATAGTTATTTTTTTCAAAAAACTCTTGATAAAAACTTCTATTTTTCTTTTTATCTGATTCTGTTTTTATGTCCAAAAACTTCATCTGTTCCGCATAATGGTCCATGATTATACCTCTTTCTTGGGTAAAGATATTTAATGTAAAATTGAATTTGTTTTAATGTATCCAATTCTTTTTCTGTAAATAGTGTTGCTTGTGCAATAAAATTACTTAAATAATCAGTATGTGTGTTGCTCATTCTTCTTACCTGTTGCTTTGTGGCTTTAAAACAATTTCGTATTTTCCACTTTGTTTTGCGTTGTATAATTCCTTAAACCAACTTAAATTATCGATAAGTTGATTTAAATTCCTAATTTCATTTAATGTTTTTTCAAATTTATTACCTTCGGCATACTCTTTGTTTTCTTCTAATTGTAAAAGTTTGCAATTAATTTTTATTATTTGCTTATCAATAAATTTTATTGTTGCATCAGTCATCTTATTGCTCCCTATCTTCACACTCCATTTCGTCAAGGATGTCTAATATTTCGTTCATTTTATCTTTTATTTCTTCAACCTGCTCGGAACTCCAGCCGAACCCATCGTTTGTTCCGCATTCAAGAAAAGCCCATAATTTTTCTTTAAAATACTGTGCTTCGTTTTGCATAATTGCTAATTCTAAACTTAAATCACTCATTACTCGCACTCCTTGAATAGTTGCTCAACTTCGCTTCTTGGTGCAAATATTTCTACTGCACCTAACATATTTATAGGTTCATCTTCTTTTCTAAATGCTGATACTTCATGATACTCGCAAAGACCTGATAGATAAATCATATCTTCGCAATCTAGCTTTACAAGCATTCCGAAAGGTCTTTGTTTTCGTATATATTACCGATTACTTCAACATTTCTTGTTTTGCCGTGCTCAACATCATAACCTGCAATATTACCTATTACAGTAAAACCATCTTGCCACTTTACTATATGCTTGTCGCCTGTTCGCCATACTTTACTAATAGGAGTTAGCCAATCATAAGTAACTATATCCCCCTCATAAATCAGCTTGCCGTTCTTGTCTTTCAAGCCAGTAGATTGTATAAGATTTTCCCATTTAAAATCTCTTTTACCAACATGTAATAATTCTTCATCAGAAATATAAACAGAAACATAAGGGCAATCGAAATCAATAAAACAAACATCATATATTTTATTTGTTTTTTCGTGATAATACCTATATTTAAATCTATCGTTCATTTTCACCTCTTTTTTAATAACCTATTTCACCTAAACAAAAATGTAGGGCTTGCAAATAACCTCTTAATCTGTCGTATTCAGTTCCGTTAATTTGCGTGCAAGGGTATTTAATTATTTTTTCGATGTATTCTATTTTTTCTTTAATTTCTTCTTTGGTTTTCATTTTCCCTCGCATTCGCTGATTTTGTGCTTTTCTCTTAAATCATATCTTGCATCCATTAGTATTAAGTAATCTTCCGTAACTCGTTCAGCATTATCAATTAAAAATTGCCTCAAATCAGCGTAGGCTTTTAGTTGACCACCCATGATATTTCCATGTTTATGGTGATATTCCCACCCATTTTTAGGATTAACAAGTTCTATAAAGAAGGCTCTAGCAGAAGCTGGTACATAATACCCTAATTCCCAATCTAAAGCAAATATACCAGCTAAAACATAAAGTTCTTCAACTCCAGATGTTCCCATTTTTTTACCAATCCAATTTTGCATTATCAAATCAATTTTTTCTAATACTTGGTAAAACTTCGGTGGGTAATTTTCTCTACGAGTTTCTATACTGTTATCTATTTTATTCATCATTCCACCTCACTGATTTTTACAGCTCTTTCATTCGTAATGCAATGATGTAATATTTCTTCTGCACAATCAGAGCAAATATAAATATCATCTACTTGAGTTACAACTGATTTTGGTTTTTTGCAAAAATCACATTCTACTTGTTTTACTTTATAAAATTTCATCCCACCACCTCGCTGATTTTTTGTAGGATTTTAACATAACCACAATCATCACAAGTAAAACTTTCTACTCCACCCCCGCAATTTTCACAAAATATTTCCCTATTTTCTGCAATCTCTTTTATCTCTGCAAGGGTTTTAGAGAGTTTTCTGTTTTCTGCTTCTTTAACTGTGTTAAGTGTTCTAACAAATTCAAGTTGTTTTAATGCTTCTTCCCTATCTGCTTTGAGTTGGTCGAGTTGTTGTTGCAAATCTACAATTGTGGAAAGTTCATCAATCGTATAAAGTTTACAACCTACTGGATTACATCTTGTAAATTCTTTTGCTTTACACAATCATGTTTGTCCTTCAAAATAAGTGCAGTGTGCATTTTTAAGTTTTGGGTTTAATTTATTTTTCAATCTCTCGCATTCTTGCTCTTTGCGTTTAAGTTTTATAGATTTTATTTCTTGAGCATTTGTTTTTATTCTTGCTTGTTTCAATTCCTTTGTTGGAATACAACCTAAAGGCTTTTCTGTACCAGGATGGCAACCGACATAATTCAAACAAAAAGGACATTTGTAAAATATCTTTGTGTATAAATCTTTTCTGTGTGGATATATTTCTTTTCCATTTGTTTTAACTGCTTCAACTTTTGCATTGCAAGAGATACAATAAATTTTTTTAGATATATTATTCTTCATTTTCAACCTTTGTAATTTGTTTTAAAATTTCGCCAAAAACTAAACTCAATTTAGAACCCTTTGGAGGAGGTATCAGCTTTTCTATCTCGTTTAAGACTTGTCTGTATTTTTCTGCTTTTTCTCTCCATTTATCGCAACGTTTGTCTACTTTCCAAAACTCATTTAATAAAAATTCGGACCTTTTTCTTTCCTGTCCTAATCTTAATGAGTATTCAGAAGAATTAAATCTTTCTTGCTCATATTGCAGCTTGAGTAAATTAAGTTCTTGTTTTAGTTTTTTGTTTTCCAATAACAATTCAAATCTTTCTTTATCGGCTTTGTTATACATATCAGCCCATTTTTGCAATGCTGCTTGGAAGGAAGAATAGTCTGTTTGTTTATCTGTCATTGTTTATTCCTCTATAATTTGTAATAATTCTTCGTCATATTTTCTACCTTTAGCACAACACTCGTCATATTCGGGGCAAGCAATGGATGGGCATTCGTCATGAGTAATAATTGCTATTCTTATTTTCTCTAACTTTTCTTTTAGTATTTTGTGTTCTTGCTCTAGTTTTCTTTGTGATAATTGAGCCTCGTCTATAAGAGTTTTCCAGCATTCATTTTCTTTTTTAATTCTCTCGAATTCGAGGGAATTAATATAATTTTTTTCTAAAAGATGTTTTTCTTTTCTGCAATCAAATGCTTCGCCTATAAATTCTTCTTCTCTTATTTGAGTAACTGCAGGATCTCTGTTTATGCCATATCTTGCAAAACAAAAAGAAAATCTTTTGGCTAAGTATTCTTTTATAATTGCGTGAACATCTCCGAATTTTTTGTATCGATACATTTTGCTAATCTGTTCTTCGCTTTTCTTTTCAAGTAAAAATATTTCGATAATTGCATTGGTTAAGTCTTTGTATTCTTTTTCGTTTTTTTTTAAAATTTCATCATTTGTAAAATTGTTAATATCATTTTGAAATGTTTTGTGAAAATTAAACATCATTAATTCCTTTCTGTGTGGTTAATAATAATAAGTTTGAGCTTGGAATACATGTATAATTAGTTTTGAAGTATTTTTCTGCTCCTTTAGCCATTTCGTCAGAAAATTCTTTCTTGATATCTTCTTTTGTTTGTATCCATCCTAGAAGTCTTGAGCATTCGACATTAAATGCTTTCATAAATTCCTTATCGAATTTAATATGCATATTTTCATTTTTATAACACCTATAGGTCATAAAAACTTTGCCGGTTTTATACAAAACTTCTTGCTTTTCTCCATATTCGTAATTTTTGGGGATACTTTCAGTATCTACATAAAAACCTAGATTGTTTGCTATGGTACAAATATCGGATAAGCCCCATCTGTACTGGTAATTACCATAAGAGTATCTATCAGAATGCCTTAATATTTTACAGATAACTCTATAGGCTAATGTGTAATGAGAAACTTTTTCGTCATTATCAAATCTTTCAGGATACCAACTATGCCTTTTAAAGACTTTTTGATTAGATTTATAGTTTTGTATATTATCCGGAGCAGTTAAGTATTGGAAGAAATCTAATATTTGCTCTTCATAATATTTATTTGCATTTTTTATTACCCACAAAATAAGCGGATACATGTTTTCTACAGTAAAATCAATTGTCAATAAACTGGCAAATTTATCAAGCATTTGCTTTCTTGTTTTAAATGTCAATCTGCTTGTTATTTCTTCCATTTCGTCAAAAACTATTTTCCAGTAAAAAACTTTTAATGATTTTGATTTTTGTTTCAGTGCTTCTTTTACTGATTGTTTGTTTACCCCAATTGTTTTTAGAATATCTTCATCTAGGTTTGTTATTGCTAAAAAGTGATTATAAAGTGTTTGTACTTCATTTTGATACAATTGAACCAGCATACTAGCTTTGCTTTCTGCATTTACGAGTTGAGTTTTTATGTTGTTTTTTCTTTCTTTTTCTATTTCAATTTCGCTTTTGTTTGCATTTTGACTATCTCGTTGTGTAAAAGTTTTTTCAAACCAATCATTAAAAGCATCTTCGTTTATTTCATTAGTATTGCTCTTATAACCGTAATAATTCCAGTGTTTTCTTTTATCTATCTTGACTACATCTATTATTGCTCGAGCTGTTCTTTCTGCATTATAGAAATTAAAATTACCTAAAATGGATATTCTAGCTTTTGTGTTATTTATGCATTCTTGAATTTCTTTATTTTCTTTCCATCTTTGCGGAATTACTAAATAAATATAATCGCAATTGCCTTCCCAGATAATTCTTTTTGTCCAGTTTTCATATTCAGAATAAGGAGGATTACAAAAAATAACATCTACTTTTTTATCCATTAAAAACATAGAATTAAAGTCAGTATCTAATACAATTGTGTCTGAATCTAACATATTAATTAATGTTTTTGATTTTTCTACTACATAATATATTTCAGGATTGATATATTTTTTAAAATTACATGTTCCGCACCCAATATCCAATACTGATTTTGCTTCTGTCATATAATAATCTTTTTTTATGACTTCTAGTATTTCTTTTGTTGTTGGGTAGAATTCAAAATCTTCATTATTTTTTTTCAATTCTTTTACTAATAAGTTAATTGACATTTTATCTTCCTTTTCTTTGCTTTCCTAACAAAAAAGCCCGAAAACTTACGTTCGGGCTGGTTAGAGATTATGAGATACATTTATTGTTTTTTGAATATTTTTTTAAAAAATTTTATTCCGCTATTAATCGCACATTCGATACTTAAAATAAATATTATCAGCACTGCTAGGATGACAATAAAACCGAGTAAATTTAGTAACAGGGGAATTATTATGTCTCCCCATAAAAACAAAGCGAATTTCATGCTCTAGCCCTCCATTTCTTTCTCGTAATACTTTTCTTTTATTCTTTCTATTGTTCGATTGGTTTTTATTTGTTTTGTTTTTTCTATACTTTTTTCTATTTCAGGATAAAACGCCTTGAATTCAGAAATTACTAATTCGGCATCCGCCATCTCTTCAACAATATTGTCTTCGTCGTTTTTGCAAATTGCGGTTATTAGTTCGCTGCATTCTTCAATCAGCTTTTTCTTTTGATTTTCTATGCCAAAATGTAAAAAAATTTCCTTTAACCTATTCATTGGACTTAGTCCTTTCTAGTTCTTGCGGTTCTAACGTATTTATAATTATGTTTGCTAGAGGACTATAGTTTTTTTGAGATAAGCATTTCTCATAGATATACTTTATTTTACAATCATTGCATTTGCTGCAAAAAAATACTTTTGTATCTTTTGATAAACAAATAAAAGCCCTCTTTTTCTCTGAATACTCTAAAGAAGGGCAACCCTTTAAAATAGTTTTATTCATATCATTACCTTTCTTTTTCTGTAATTTTTATTAAAATTATTTTTAACCTATTTTCTATTTCGTAAAAAATTTTAAATATGTCGTTTGCGGTAGTTTGCTTGTGAAAATTTTCGTAAATCTTCAAGCATTTTTCTACTTCATCCTTTATGTTTTTCATTTAAAAACTCCAATGTAGCTGAACAAAATTATTGTTATTTTCTGCAGGTTTATTTACTTCCAGTTCGTTTATTCTTTTTTGTGCAATATCAGTAAATTTTTTGTCTATATCAATTCCGACATATTGTCTGTTAGTTTTTGCACAAGCACATAAAGTCGAACCAGAACCGCAAAACATATCTAAAACAATGTCATTTTGTTTTGTTGATTGAACTATAAAACTTTCCATTAATTCTATGGGCTTTTCTGTCGGATGTTTCTTATTGCCTATAATATTGGGAATTTCAAAAACTGTTGAAACTCCCATGTAATTAATATTTTTGGCCTTCCCTTTTCGCATAAACAATATGAATTCCGCTTGTTTCATGTAATATTTGTTTGGCGTTTTGTTTTGTTTTTTTCAAACTAAAAGAGTTTGGAATTTAAAACCAACTTTTTCTGCTTCTTCCCAAAGTTCCTTTAAATTGACATCGTTTACCATAAAATAAACGTGCGAATTTTCTTTTGTTACTCTAAAAACTTCGGGCAACCATTCTTTAAATTTTATTTCACAGTTTTTAAATAATTTACCAGAAGCTATAAAGTTTTCAGAAAACTCGCATCCTGGTTTAAACCATCTGGCTTTTAGTGGATCTTTAATCGCAACTCTAGCAAGGCAACCTTTAGGATCGTTTTTATGTTTTAGTGCTGCTTCTACAGTTGTTCTTACACCTCCTGTTTTTATTCTGTATGGTACGTCAGAAACAATACAATCGAAATAACAGTCGGGATAATTTTTTAATACTTCTCTTACATCTGAATTGTAGATGATATTTGTTTTTGTCTGTACCATTTTTTCAGTCTCTCTCTTTCGCATTCTTTGCAGCAGCTTTGGTAGCCGTCATTGCTTAATTTGTTTTTTGAAAAATTATCATAAGCCCTTTTTAGTTTTTTGCACTTTGAGCAGTATTTGTAATATCTGCCATTTAGTTTAAAAAGCATTATTTTGATAAATCCTTTCTTATTTGAGTATTGTAGCCATTTTCAATGGTGTTGTATTTTTTTATTAGTTTATTTTCTAATTTCATTAAATTTGTAAAGTTGTTACTTCTTTCTAAAATATTCCATTCAAAATTTTCTATGCCAAATTCTCTAATGGCAGAGTGAAATTTATCTTTTCTAACTCTTTTAAAGGCTTCATATATATGATCGACTTTTCTGTTGTGTAATGTGTTTGATGTTTTTCCTATGTATGATTTTTCATTTATCCTGTTTGTTGCCATGTATACAATAAACTCTCTCATCTTTTACCCTTCTGTCATTAAAGTCGTATATTTCTTGTTTTTTGCCATCGGTAGATTTGCCGTATTTCCATAAATGGTTATTGGATTTTTCTACTATTCTTTTTTCTCTAATAGCTAATACAATGTTTTCTTTGAAGTAATTCTGTAGATGTGCTATGTATTTAATGCCTTTTACGTCAATATGGTTTAATAATTTCCCATTTTTGTTATAAAAAAAGGTTCTTGCTTTTATACAATTATTGTTTTTGCAGTTTAGCCATACTGTTATACAAAAATCGCCTTCATTCTTTAGGCTTGCGTTTTCATGCAAAAAAGCCCTAAAAAAATTGATAGTATTAGCGTTCTTTGTATCGTACTTTATTCCGCAGCACTCAAAGATAACTCTAGGTAACGTTACATTTTTCATTTGTTTTATCTTCAAAATATCTCATATAACGTTTTTTGGTATTAGGATTTGTTTCCCATTCCCCTATAATTTGCATTTTTCGCTTAAGTCCTCGGAGGGTTGAATATGAACAATTTCCGTTTGTTATTCTCAAAATGTCTTTATGTGTAATGGATTTATGTTCTTGTAAGTGAATTTGTGCTACTTCAACATAATTCATTTTCTCTCTCCTTAGCTTTCCTTAGTATGCTGATTTTTGTAAAAATTTTTCTCTCAATGCAATAAATTCGGGTGGTGGCGGATCTCCTTTTGGCATATTTCTTATATGCTCAAGAGCTGCATCGACTTTCTTTTTTCTAAATATCCTGCTTTCTTTATAGAGCCATTGGCAAGATGGTTGATAAGACGTTGTCTTGCAGTCAAATTCTCTGATAAAGTGTTGCCAAAATCTTAAATAGTCTATATCTTCTTCAAGAACTTCCATGCAAGATTTTATCCATTCAACTTTTGCTTCTTTTTCAAGTCCTCGTCCGTAGATATTGAGTATTTTGTTAATGAATTCATTTTTGTTCATTAGCTAATTCCCTTTCTGCTTCTTTGATTATTTCGATATTTTCTGTTTCGTTTTCTTCTGCATAATTGTAATTTCCGGATTTAACCTCTAAAAAATTACTTTCCTTTAAAAGCCAAACAATATCGGGTTTATATTGAACTTTCTTGAAATAAAGTTTTTTAAGTCGTTTTAAAACTTCTGGCAAAGATACAAAAAAATCGGGTAGTTCCCGATTTAATTCAAGTATTTTTTCTCTTTGAGGGGTTAATAAGCCTGGAGATTGTCCGTAAATTTCTTTATAAATTCGTATAAAATCATTTATAACTGGACTTGTGTAGGGGTCTTCTCTTTTAGGAGGTAATGGAGTAGAAGTAATCGGATTTTCTGAAAAATTTTTGGAATTACTATTACTATTACTATTACTATTACTATTACTATTACTATTACTATAGCCCCTAGCTTGGGGCTTGGAAGGGGCTTGGAAGGGGCTTAATAAATTATATTTATTTAATATAGCTAAAATGCTGTTGTGGACTTTATTTTTAGGATTTAATTCATCTAAGGATTTGATGCATTGTTGATACAAAACAAAATTTTTTATGAAAATTAAATCATCTTTTATAAATAAAATTCTTTCTTCAAATTTTTCAAAATCATCAATTTTAATTTCGGCACCAATTGAAAAACTAAACAACTCTAAATCTAGTTCAATTATGCCGGCAAGATTACAACACGCAAGCATATATTCCCATAAACATTTGTGTTTTGGTGATAGCTGCCTGTACCATTTATCTTTGAATTTATCGCTCTCTGTGTACCTTTTAGACATTTTTAGTTTCTCCTGGTTCTCCTAGTATGTTTAAGATTTTTACAACAAGTATTTTTAATGGAGGGATTTTTCTTTTTTCTGCGGCCTTTTTGCAAGCAATTTCCCATAAGCTACAAATGGAACAGTTGCAATTGTTTGAGTAACATTCTTTTGCGGTATCAGTCCATGCAATTAGCCCTTTTTGATATTCTTTTTTCTTTTCGCTTATTTTCCTGTTTGTATCTCGTATTTCGTTATATTTTTTTTTAAATTCTTGGATATCTTTAATAAAGACCATTTTTATTTCTCTTCCTTTGCGGATTACAGGAATTTTGCAAAAAAATATCCCTAATTCTTTTTCTCTGCTTTTAGCCCAATATCTAATTGTGTTTGCTTTTATATTGAGCAATTTGGCTGCTTCTTTAAGGCTAATTAGTTCCATTTAAGCTCTCTTTTGTTATTAATTTCTATGGTCGTAAATTCTGTGATACAAAAGTCTGCAAAAAATCTCAATATCTAGTCCGTTTAAAACATTTTTGAGTCCGTTTAAAAGATATTCTTCCCCTTTTGTATGTGCAATTGGAATATGGCAATCTTCACAAAGAGGTATTGCCATATAATCTGGTGGTTTTATTCCTTTAGCGTACCATCCTTTTTTTATGTGATGAGCCTGTGCGTGAGGTTTACCGCAATAAATACAATTTAGTTGTCTTATTTTTTGCAGGTAATAATCATCACGTTCTTGAATTGGATTGCTCATAACGTTGTTTATTTCTTCATCTGTTACATGAGCAGTCCAGCAATATCTTAATCCGGAAGGAAGAATGCACTCTGTGTTTTCATCAATCCATAAAATGGATTTATTAATAAATTCGCTTGCTTCTTCTTTTGTCATTTTAGACAAAGACTTCCTGTGTATTATTTTCTTTCCAGTAGGCAAATATATGATTTCGTCAATGCCTACAACCTCATATAAAAGTTCTTTTAAAATTTCAATGGGGTAATCTTCCCCTGTTTCTTCTAAATAAAAAGAATGGAGAGTTTTAACAAGTCCACCAAAAATAAATCCTAATTGTTTAAAAGTTTTAGCCTGTTTAACTTCTTCGAAAGAAAAATTATAACATTTCCCTTCTGTAATAGATTTATAGATGTTTTGAGCAACTTGTTTGAACTCTCCGCGGTTAGATATAATGGAGGCTAACAATTTCCCTTCTCTCCTTACTAGTTATAAAAACTATTCTCCTGGTTCGTCGGATGTATTACCTGCTTCTGTTCTGTCTTTCTTAAGGCTCAATAATAAAGCATAAGCTGGGCTTTTCTCTGATTTTCTTTCTTCTTTTGGAACATAAAATGCAGTTAATAAATGCTCTTTTGTAATAGTTATCGGCAAAAGTTCTTCATCTATTGCCATTGTGATAAATTTTCCTTTTTCGCTTTCTTTTGCGAATCCACTTCCGATTTTTGACATTTGATTTTCCTTTCTTTACTATGCAACTTCTTTAAGGGCTTTTTTATGCTCTTTTTCGAATTCTTTTTTATTTTCGTATAATGTTTTTGCGGCTAAAAATACTGCAAAACTTTGTGTTAATGTTTTGTGTTCAAGGTATTCAAAGCCTTCTTCTTCATCTCTGCCAATTCGCAAAATAACAACTTGCTCTATATCGTAGCCGTGTTCTCTTGCTAAATTTTCATATCCTGCAGTTTGATAATATGGTTCTTCGTAGATAGCATTACAAGTTTTGAAGTCGATTAATGTAATTTTGCCATTAAGTCGTGCAATTAAATCTATTGTGCCGCCATATTGTAATTTTTCACTAACCAAATGCAATTCGCTTGCGATTGGCTTAAATTCTTCTTGATATGCCTCCCATTCAAAGAATTTTTTTGTACAAACTCTTGCTTGCTCTATTTGCTCATCAGTACAATTGAATTGAGCGAAGTCTGGTTCTTCGTTTTTTATGTAGCATTCTAAAATATAATGAGCTAAAGTACCTATCATTGCTTTATCGTCAACATATTCTGTTACTTTAATGCCTTCAAGACCTAATTTGTTAGCCCAAAACTTTAATGCGGGTTTATCTAATACACCTAAAATGGTGGTTACCGATGGAACTCTTTTTCCATCAGCGTTTTTGTAAATTTGTCTAGCCATTGTCCCATCCTTCATTTTCTTGTAGTAATTGCCAATATTTATCTTCGGTTAATCTTCCTCCGCAAGCATTCATTACCTCTGCGAATTTTTTTGGAGTAAGATTTTTCTTTAAAACTTCCTTTTGCTCCATATTGATAAATTTTGTTGATGCAGGTTGTTTGGGTTCCGTTGGAGTTGTCTTTTTGGCTCCAGTTTTTTTCTTTTTGTTTTCAAATGTATCTGGATCGTCATTATCACTTGGTATATTAAAAAATTTAAGTAAAAAGTATTTTTCAGCATAAGTTAATGCTTTTCCAACACCTTTTTCGCCAGAAATATCAACACCTTGTCCATACCAAGATACAATTAGACTTTCTCCGCTTTCGACATCAATCCATGTGTACTCAATATCTAATTCTGTCAAAATTGTTGTTGATTTTTCACCTTCAAAAATTTTAGTCATTGTGTGGTTTTTTAAATTGGGCAATAATAATAAGCCTAATTCGCACATTTTTTCTCTGATTGGTGCTACAACATCTGTAGAAGATACAAAAGAATATTTAGCTTCTCCGTTCTTTTTCTTCTGCAGGTAGTTTACGGAACTTCTTATTTCTAAAAATTTTTCATTTAAGGACATAATTTTTTCTCCTTTCTTTTTAGAAGATTTAGTATATTCTTTTTAAGTTTGTTTATGAAAAATTTGATTTTATTTAGTGGATTTAAATTTATATCAATTATTTCTATAAGTTCTTCAAAAATTTCTCTGTTTGAATAGGTTATATATTCATCACTTTCTTGTATTTCATCTAAACTATTCAGAATATATGCTTTTAATTCTTTAAGGTTTTTGCATTTATCTTCCATTTCCCCAAAATCACCAAAAGCATTAAAAGAAGAAAAGTTGATATAATTATCAGTATCTATTGATAAAGAAAATCCGTGTTTGTCTTTCACATAATGTGTTGCATATCCGTATCCCGTAGGATAACCGAAACTCTCATCAGTTGTATAAAAAACATAATCGTAATTCATTATGCCGTCCTTTCTATAAGAGTTTGTATTTTGCTGCTTACATCTTGAGGAACTACTATTCCGTATGATGTTAGGATTTTTAATAGACTGGTTATTATTTCCATACTCAATTTAATTTCTGCCATAGTTTGTTTCCTCCATATCTACAATTTGGTTGAGCTCGTCAAGTCTGCCTTCTTGTTTTGCTCGTAGAAAGAAACTATGTGCTTCTTTGAATAAATCTGCATCGGATTTTAGTAATCCTGTTGAAGAAAGTTCTAAATCTCGAAAGTAAGGGATTAATCTTTCAGTCATAAGTCTTTTGTAATTTTGTGTTGCAAATTTTCTTTTTGCTGCTGCAAAATCTTTTGCAAGTTTTTTGTCTTGAATTTTCTTGAAAAACTTGAACATTATTTGTTCCTCCATAATTTGTAACTAACCGAATAAAAAGGCTTAATTTTAATGCGAATAAAAGGGAAAACAAGCGGAGAACTCCTCTCACTTGCTTCCTTTTTTGAAAAGTTCAGTTAAATCAAATTGTCTTTTCCTGTCATTCCACACCGCCCCTGTCGGTTGCAGACTGCCTTGCCGCCCAGCAGTTGTTTTATAGCCATTCCGCTCTCAAGGCTTAGTTTGTTATAGCAGTTGTTCTTTCTGCTTTTATTCAGTTAAAAATTCGCATTAAAATTAAGCCTTTAAAAAACTCTATTTTTAGGCTTTGTTAATTTTGTTGCTTTTTTTTGTTGACGATTTATAATGAATATAAATCAAGAGAGGAGAGTTGCTATTATATAGCGATTAACTCTCTTTTTTTGTAGGAACCGGAAACGAAAGCAGAAAATTACGAACAAGTTTAGGCACGTTGTAGCCTAGTTCGCGAAGTTCATCAACCTTGTTTTCTAGTTCTTTAGTTAACAATTTAATATGTACTACAGTATCACTTCTATCCATTTTTACTCCTCAATGGTGTAACCTGTTATTATAATAATACACGATTGAGTATCAAAAAACAACCCCTATTGTGTACTTTTTACAAAACTTAATACTTTTGGAGTATTTATGCAAGCTGAAAATTTAAGAAAATTAAGAAAATATTTAAAATATACCATTGATGAGTTGGCAGAAATTCTTGATATTCCTAAGAGAACACTTGCGGGATACGAAAGAAAAGAACGTACTCCATCTGTAGAATTTTATGGTAAGTTAAACTCAATATTAAAAGTAAATTTAAATTGGATTGTATCTGGTTCGGGTGAGATGTTTTTATCACCTGCAGATGAAAATACATTCAAAAAGAAAGATATAAAAACCAATATAAATGTTTTAGATATTGGGAAAAAATTGCTTGATATTAAAACGGAAAATGATTTGAGTTCCTTTGAGTTGGCTGCTATATTGGGAATGAGTGAGGAAAGATTTAGTCATATTTGCGTTGGAAAAGAAGAAATAACTCTAAAAGAAGCTATTTCTGTATTAGAAAATTTTGATATTTCGCCTAATGTGTTGTTTCAGAGAGAAAAAGCTACGACAAATAAAGTAACTTTGGATTTAACTCCAGAACAGCACGCAAAGTTAATAAAAATGTTGGAGGGGTAAAGTGAAAAAGGCATTATTATTGTGTGTTTTTTTGTTTTGTTTGCAGTCTGTTGCGATTGCTTTAAATACATACCCTCCTGAAGATAAATCTGCAAAACATATTATAGGTGAGGGATTTGCTTGTTTTTTCTCTTTTCTTTCAGGGGCTCTTGTTGATACAGAAACCCCAGCAGGTTTAGCTTATGGAATGCAAAATGTTGCCAATAGGCACGTAGAAAAAAGGGTTAATAGTAATTATGAACCTAAATGGTATACCATTGATGATGTTCGTTCTATTGACTTGAAAACTCTTGATTTTTACATTGGAAAAAAAGCTACTATATGGGGAGCTGTTAAACCAAATAATTTTATACAAAAAGGGCAGCAAGTTTTTGTTATATTGACTTTTAATGAATATTTATGCAAAGAAAAAAAGATTGTTTCAAAAAGTCAAATTTTTCTTAATTCTCAATACGAAGAAATTGGGCGTTGGGATGGTGAATCTGTTATAAATTTGGATGAAGTTTCCCCAAGCAGTTATGGTTATTTTGAATTTGATTTAATTTGTAATAAAAAAGGAAAGGTATGAATAAAATACTAGTATTATTATTTTTTATTTTTTTTACAACACCTGCGTTTTCAAGTGATGTTATGTATGGCTACAATGCTCAAGGACAGTATGTCCCAGTATCTGTAAATGATCAACGTATACAATATGGTTACAATGCTAAAGGAGATTATGTTCCCCAATCAATTGGTAAACAAAAGGTAAATTATGGTTACAATGCACATGGTGATTTCGTTCCTCAATCTGTGGGAAGGCAACATATACAGTACGGTTATAACGCACATGGTCAGTACGTTCCTTCGTCAATTGGAAGAAATGATGTTCAGTATGGTTATAATGCACAAGGTAACTATGTGCCAACATCCGTAGGAAGGCAACGTATACAGTATGGCTATAATGCTCATGGGCAATATGTCCCTGTAAAATATTAATAAAACCCCCGAAATTGTTATTTCGAGGGCTGTCCGCATCTTTCCTATATTACGTTATTATTTATTTTTTAGCAGCTTTGCCGTTAAAAGTATCTATTTGAGTATCAAATATATCTTCAAGGCTTCTTGTTAGATTAAAATATCTATGATCTATTTTCTTTTTTATTTCCATATTGCTATCCTCCATTTTTTTTATTAGTAACTCTGTCTTGTTCGTTTCTTGATATTGGAAGTAACCTAATATTCCAAAACCAATTAATGTAAACAAAAATAATTTATTTGATTTTTCGGCAAGAAAACTTTTTACACTTTCTTCTGTAAGTGCTATTAATCTTTTCATGTTTTTTCCTTTCGTTTAACTATTCTCAGATGCAGACACAAACGATAATAACACCGCTTTTTATTTCAAGTAATATTTACAAAAATTTCCTTGACTAACTTTTTGAAAACATGAAAAGTAATATTATGCTAACTAACTCACGAGGGGAAATGCCAACACCAGAAGAAATAAGAAAAGAACTCTTCGAAGCCGCAAAAGAAGAGATTGCAAGAGATAAAAATATAGTTTTTATCGAAGATGTTGCTATTGCTATCGGAGTTTCAAAATCAAAGTTTTATTATTATATTCCTGCAACAACTGATGAATTTAAAGAATTAAAAGAATTGTTGAGAACAAATAAAATTGTCGCAAAAAAAGAATTAAGGAAAAAATGGATGGAATCGGACAATCCTACTTTAAATCTCTGTTTGTATAAGTTGTTATCAAATGAACACGAAAGAGATTTGTTAGCAGATAGGGTGAAATCCGAAGGACAGAATACGAATTTTAATTTAAATGCAGAGGATGAAGATAAGTACAAACAATTATTGGACTATGTAAATAATTGGAACAAAAACAACCCAAAAGGAAATAATTAATGTGCTCAACACTTAAGCCAGTTCAATATATTCCCGATGAAGAACTAAAAAGACAGGTAGAAAATAACATAGAGGTTCGTTTAAAGCTGCTTAAAATCGCTTGTGCGTTTCCGGATTTTCAAAAAAAACTATACAAAAAGTGTTCTGATGATTTTTTGTTTTGGTTAGAACATTTTTGCTATTCGTATGATCCTCGACCAAATGCAATAAAAAGTAATTTCCCTTTTGTACCTTATGAGTTCCAAAAAGAAGATTGTTTGAAAATTATTGAACAAATAAACAGAGGGGAAGATGTTTTAGTTGAAAAATCCAGAGATATGGGATTTACTTGGCTAGTATGTTTTGTCTTTCAGTGGTTTTGGCAGTTTCATTTAGGTTCAAATTTCCTTATTGGTTCTAAAAAATTAGATAACGTTGATAAACAGGGTGATCCTTCTTGTATATTTGAGAAAATTAGATTTAACATTAAAAAACAACCAGCTTTTTTATTGCCTAAATGTTTCGACCACAATAAACATTTAGTATTCTCTCGTTGTGTTAATCCCGAAAATGGAAATGCGATAATCGGAGAAAGTTCAAATGCAGATTTTGGACGTTCTGGACGATATAAAGCAGTTTTATTTGATGAGTTTGCATTTTGGGAACAAGGGCAGCTTGCTTGGGGTGCTTGTTCTCAATCGACTCAATGTAGAATTGCTTTGTCTACTCCGTTCGGTAAAGCTAATAAGTTTGGACACTTACGCTTTCATTCTCCAATAAAGGTATTAACACGACATTGGACGAGCCATCCTCGAAAAACAAAAAATTTAATCTCCCTTGCAGATGGCTCATTTTCTTCCGATTGGTATTTAGAAGAAAAACAAAGAATGACATCTGCAGAAGTTGCAAGAGAATTAGACATCGATTATTTAACTTCAAGAGAGGGAGCCGTTTATCGCTTTAATCGTAGAATCCATGTTCAAGATAATTTAAAAGAAGAAATATTATCTCAAAACACTGATACAATATACAGAATATGGGATTTTGGCTTAAATCCTGCGGTTATTTTCGCTGCAAATACTCCTTACGGTGCTAGGATTTTAAGAGAATTAACTCCAGATGATAGACCAACCACATCTAAATTGGTTACTCTTGTTGAAGGTTTTTCGCAAAAAGAATTTCCTAATTGTAAATTTAAAGATATTTGCGATGTCGCTGGGAACCAAACTAATAGACAAACCAGCAAAACAGATATTGAGATATTGGAGGAGAGTGGAATTTACCCCGAAAATGATTTTGTTCCAATTGAGGACGGAATAACTGCGGTGCAAGCCCTGTTAGACCGTCCTGATGGGGTAATTATTGACAGTAAATGCGTAAATACTATTGAAGCATTTGAGGGTGGTTATTTCAGAAAAGAAGATAAAAGCGGAGAAGGGAAAGAAATGCAACCTACAGAAATACATCCATACGAAGATGTCATGGATTGTGTTAGATACCATATTTGGAGATATTTTAGACCTTCTAGATTTACTTCAAAAACCAAAAAGACAAATGAAGTTAAGTACATGGATTGTTTTATTGCATAGGTGATAAATGGAAACAAAATCAGAACATTTTGAAGATATTAAAATTTTAAATAGCAGCTTGCCAACGTTAGATGAACAAATGAAATCTAACTTGCGAGATTATATCAAGGATGTTTATGCAAAATCAGAAAGAGCAAGAAAAAACTGTAATGGCATTGACATTCTCTCCAAAATACAAGAAGTTGAGCAAGCGGACAGATTAGAACATAAGGCTTTTATTGCTAACCTTGAAAAGTGGAGGTCAAAAGTGTATTTAGGCTGGGTTAAACAAGCACATATTGCGACCTCCGCTTATCTTATTTCTAATATTCTTTCTGGGCAATTTTTTTCTTTAACCGGAAGAACAAGAGAGGATAGAGAAAATGCCGAAAAAATGACAAAAGTCATTAAGTATCTATTTGATACTAATTTCAATTTCAAAAAGGTATTGTGTCAATCTATTGTGCAAATGGTAAAGAAAGGAAATACAGTAGTAAAAGGTTTTTGGCAAGTTATAAAAACATATTTGCACAATTACGAAGAAAAATTTGAAGAGAGAGTAAATCCATTAACAGGTAATGTAGAGCGAATTTCTATCGGTTTTGAACAAATAAAAAAAGGTGTAAAAACATATAATGATGTTCAGATTGAATATATAGACTTTAATGACTTCCAATTTTATCCCGTTACAGGCGATTTTAATTTAGCTACTAAAATTCACAGAAAACAAATTACATATGAAGAATTACTGCAGCAAAAGGACAGATACATTAATCTTGAGGAGTTGGAAAACTACAGGCAAACACATAGAGATAATGACACAAAGTCTGATAAAATTGAACTAAAAGAAACTTGGATTACAAATGCGTATATAAATGGCATTCAGCTTTCTAATGCGATAGTTACATTAGCTAATGATGAATACATAATCGAATATAGGGCAATGCCAATAGATTACGGTTTAAGTCCGTTTTTATTTGCTCCATTTGATAGTATTGAAGGAACAAATTTAGGAAGGGGACTTTGCTTCGATGCACTGCCATTACAATATTTTGCAAATTTTCTCGTAAATATTCTTATGGATGCTCAAAAAATTGGCACATTTTCCGCAACAGTTATCCCAGATGATGAGGATGTTAATAAATTTGTTTCCCGTCCAAATGCTATAATCCAATATTCTAAACACTTATTTGAAAAGGGGCTTTTGCCGCAGCAATTTAGGCAAGATTTATCAAACTTGCCGTTCACTTTCGACTCTTTGCAAATAGTTAAGAATGAATTTGAAGCAATGACTGTTCCGGAATTCATTAAAGGCGTTAGACCTAATAGGGATGAAACTGCAACAAGAGATACTTTAGTAGCACAAGGCGGAGAAACAAGATTAAGTCTTGCTGCCGAAAACTTTAATGAGCTTTTATTGAAATCGCTTATTCAGCTTATTTATGCACTATATAGACAAAGAGCTTTATTAGACCCAGAAATAAAACTAAAAATTGCAAGAATTGCTTTACCTTGTACTAAAACTATTCAAATAAGAAAATTAAACGAATTGGGCAATGATATTTTAGACGAAAACAATAATCCAATATTTGAAGAAATCGAAGTAGAAAAAACAGAAGAAGAATTGCTTGCAGAATTATCCGATATTATACCTATGGATAAAGTTAATGTAACTGTTGATGGATATAAAACCAATGTATCAAAACAAAAAACATTCCAAAATACAAAAGAATTATTGCAGTTATTGCCAATGGCAACTCAAGACGTACAAGCAAAAATAAACCAAGTAGGAATTTTAGAAAATATCCTATTATCACTTGATTTGAATTCTGATACATTTATTTTTGATGAAGATGGAAAAAAAGAAAATATAATAAAGCAAATTCAAGAAGCTGCTACCCTTGAAATATTTAAAATGCAAGAAAATGTTAAAGTTCAAGAAGCCGCAAAAGCAATACAAACCGAACAACAAGCAAAAGAATTACAAATAATACAAGAAAAAGCCTTGCAAAACGGAGTAAGTCCAGAAATGTTAATGCTTTTTATGCAGCAAAACCAAGCAGAAAGTCCAGTTGGACAACAAAATATATAAGTCAGACAAGAAAGGAATGGTTAAAATGACAAACAATGTAGAACAAAAAGTAGATGGACAAAAGCCAGCAGAAACAAAAGCAGTAGAAAAAACTACTCTTGAAGAAATTACAGGAGTCGGGGTTTTAGTAACTAAAATTTATGGAACAAATATTTCTACTGTATTTATTCCGGGAACTAAATTAAAAGATAATAAGATTGTGAGTTTATTAGTTGATTAAGTTTATAAACATAGATTTGCATAAAATCCCATATATGAGTAAAATCCTCTCTAAGTTTGTAAGCGAAGTTAGAGAGGAAAAAACTCGTATTGAAGCAAGGTTTTACGAAAACTATACAGACGAGAATACTCCAGGTATTGTTTTATCAGAAGAAGAAAGAAAAAGTGCTGAATTAAAAATAAAGGCTTTCTCTCGTGCAAAATTTAAAGAACTATTAGAAAAAGACAGAAACGCGCTTGTTGAACTTGTTAATTCTCACGGTTGGCAAGTAATGAAAAAATATGCCGAAGGCATGAGTTTTGATGTAGGGGAGGGAAGTTTGATAGAAAGATTAGCAATACGACAAGCAAAAGAACAAACCGCAAATGCAATCTTTTCTATTCCGGAAACAATAATTAATTTTTATGATTTGGAAAATGAGGAAAACAAATAATGAATGATGCTATTGTACCAACAGTTGAAAATGCAAATACGCAAGATAATAATGTCTTAAATAATGAAAATGAAACTAATATTAAAACATCAGAAAATGACACGCAAAATAATCAAAATCAGATGGTTTCTGACGATGTATTCGCAAATGCTTTAAAAGAAGTTTATTCAAATAACGATATTCAAGCCCCAAAAACAGACAATCAACCACCTGCAGAAGAAAACAAAACAGTGCAGAAAGAAGAGGGTATTGAAGAAGGAGAAGAACTTTTAAAAGAAGATAAAAATCTTTTGAAATACGAAACTCTTGTTAAAGCTGGATTTTCAAACGAAGAAGCTCTTGAAAAAGTTTATGGAGAATACAAAGCTGATTTCACACAAAAAGCTGCAAAAGATGTTTTCGGGGAACCTCAATTTGAAATTGCAGATTGGGTTAAAAACACAACAGAACAAGATTATCAGGTGTTAAAAGAAGCCTACAAAAACCCTACAGACCAAAATCTTTTGTATCATCTGCAAAAAGATCCAGAGTTAAGGGCTGACTTTAAAAATCTCGATGTTGATAATTTAAAATCACTTGACATATACGAAGATGCAGCAGCAAATAATATGTTCAGACGAGTATTGAAAGAAAGCTACAGAAAAACAATTGGTGGATTTATAAACGAAATAGAAAAAGCACAAAATTTATATGCAGAAAATGTAAAAGTTAGAACTAATTTAATTCAAGATTTAGAAGATGATTTTTTAAAAGATTATCCCGAATTAGCTTCTGATGATATTAAATCTGTATCTTTGGCAAAACATTTTGTGGATAGATTTAGGCAAAAATTCGACCTTTTATCTCCAAAACAACAAGAGGATATTGATTTAATAAAAAAATTGTATCAAGCTGCAAAAGCTGAATATAAAACAATGTATCCTGTATTAAAGAAAAGACTTGGCTTTTTACCAGAAAAACAAATTGAAAATGCACAACTACAAAACAAAAAATTGAATGAAATGCAACAAAATGGCTCCATCCCGACTGGCATGAATTCCGAAGAAGGTTCATTTATGTTGGGTGCAAATTCTTCTGACGATGATTTTGCAAAAGCCTTAATTTCGTTAACAGCAAAAAAATAATGAAAGGAAAAAAATATGTCACAAATTTTTTCAAATACATCTCAAGTAAGAACTGACTCCGTCAGTAAGTTAATGCAAGCATTAGCATATAGAGATAACAGATTTATTGCAACATTAATAAACCCAACTCCAGGCGGAACAAAGAAAGATCCTAATGTAACCGACCCAAATAAACACAAATGGGTAAATGAAAGATTGAACAGTGCAAGAGGTATTTTGACTGCTGGAATTTCAGCAAGTGCAACAACTGCAACTGTCGAAAATAAGTATGTAACAATCATTCCTAATGCAACAAGTTTGCTTTTAGATGATGAAATTATGACAATTACAAATGCAACTTTAAATGGAGATATATGGACTCTTACTCTTACAAGAGGACAATTTGGTACAACTGCAGCTGCTCATGATGCGGGTACGTTAGCAAAATTTGAACGTACATGGGGTGAAGGAGAAGATGCAAAAGACTACGACAATGATAAAGGCGAATTTTCTGAAAATGTGTGCCAAATTTTCCGTTTTGATGTAGCTTTAACAGGTTCTGCCCAAGCAACAAAAACATATACAAACGAAAACGACATAGAAAAACAAATTGTTCAAAAAATTCCTATGTTATTCCAGCAAATCGAAGGAGCTTGTTTCCATGCAAATGCTCCATTTGCTAATAATAACATGAGAAAAATGGCTGGTATGCCATATTATTTAGCAAACAACATGAAGAAAAATAACGAAGGAAATAAATTCTCGTTGGCCACTTTGGCTGATGATGTTGAAGAATTAGCTTTCAATGGTGTAGATCCATCAAGATTACTTCTTCTTGCAGGTCGTGGGGTTATGTCTTCAATCAACGAATTAAAAGCAAATATTGTTCAAGAAACAATGAAAATTAGAGGACTAGACTTTAATCTTGATTCTATTGTTGTTCCTGGCAAAAACACCGTTAAAATTGCTCCTTTATCAACTGCAATAGCTCCTAATGAATATTATTTGTACGATAAAGACTCCGTACAATTAAAATTCTTCCGTGCTTTAGAGAAAGCTGATTTGGGTAAAACTGGTGATAGTGATAAAAAGATGGTTGTTACAGAAGCTACTATTGAATGCCATAACTGGGAACAAGGTGGAGCACTAAGAAGAACTAATATTGCATAGGAAGGAGTAATAAATGACAGAATTTTTATCATATACAGGTACTTATGACAAAGATACAGACCTAGTAAAATTTACTGGCCCAGGTGTTAAATATGCTTCGGCGAATATTCCATTGTATTCTCAAATGCCTGATTGGAAACATATTGTTGTTGAAAATAATGTAACAGGATTTACAGGCGAAAAAGTTCAGTTTGTTGGAGTTACATCTGTAGGAACAAAAGGTTTAACGACCAATAGTATCGGAGCAAAAAAAGGTGATGGTACTACCTTGTTTGCAGGTGCTGGAAATACTGCAGTTGGTACAGAGATTGTTTCAATGGTAAGAGATGGTGCATCAAGTGCAACAACAAATATCGGTTCTCTTTTTGGAATTAAATTAGAGAAAACAGGTGTTACTTCATTAGCAGGTAATATCAATATTCTTGTTACAAAATAATAGAAATAGTCGGATAGGTTGAGGAGTTCCCTTTCTGTTTTCCTCAACCTTGAAGATGATAGAGGGAATATGATCTATAGAGATTATAAAAATGTAAAAAATAAAACTTTTCTAGAAATAGTCAATAAAATTCTTGTTGATACAGACGAAGAAAGTGTGGATACCCTAGAAGGAACTATTTTAGATAGCACAAAAAGGGTTATGGATTGGGTTAACGAAGGCTATGAGTATTGCTGGAAAAAAATATTTCAAACTTACGCATTTAAAGATGATAAAAATTTTTCTATAGGTCCACATTACAATAAAAATTGTGATTGTGATTTTGTAGAAATACGACAGTCTTATGTGACTTCTTTTGACAATATGCTTGTTGATGGAAAAGAATTAACTTTTTTATCTCCTGAAGAATTTAATAGAAGAAATTTTATAGATAAAGGTGTTCCGTTATATTATACAGTTTTTGATAGGAAAATACTTTTCAAACCAGTTCCAGATAAAGAATACGAAGGTTATTGTATGGGAACAGCTATGCTATGTCCTTTAACGAAAAATGATGATTTTCCATTGGTAAATGCTAATTTACTGGTTGCTTATGGCATTTTTAAGCAATATTGTCTTGATTATAACAGAATTGACTCTGAGTCTTGGGCCGTATTTGAGGAACTATTAAAAACAGAAATAACGAGTTTAGCAAATACAAGATTGACGGCCACACAATTACCATCAATTAAAGTACAAGAATGGTATGCAAATGAATAGAAATAGTCTCGCAAGAATAGAAATAAATAATTTTGATGGTCTTGATAAACTCAAGACAACTCAATATGCTACCGATAAAACAATAAATGTAATCGCAGATGGCAAAAATTTTGTTATTAATGATGGAATTTTAGAAGTCGCAAAAAGTCCAATGGTAACAAATATTTCTATTCCGGAAGAAGATAAAATAAATGAAGTCGAAAATAACATTTTTATTTGTAATGGCTTTGGTAAATATTATGTAGGTAATTTTTATCACTACATCTATATTATTAATGGTTGGATTTATAAACTCGTTGGGGAAAATCTATCAAAAATTTACGACAAACAATTAAATCCTAGTGCAATTTGTATAATGACAGTTTATGCTGATAAATTAATTATACAAAATGGTATAGATATTCCGATAGAATTTGATGGTTCTATTTGCAAGAAACAAGAATTAAACGACCCTCAATCTGTAATAGGAGAAGATAATAAATTTATTGGTTCCCAAATTGCAAATAATAGTCTTTACTATTTTACGAAAAACTATATATACAAACCTGCTCCAAATACAACAAATGATTTTGATAATACATTGGGAACTGTTGATGGTTTTGTCCCTCATGCTCCTCAAGGTGGAGATATTTTAGGTTTAAAGCAATTAGGCGGAAAATTATCCATAATATTTATGGCTAATAATCAAACTTTAAAACTTCTTGGAAGTGAACCAATGAGCGAAAATGCTACAAATCCGCATACTATTAGTATTATCAGTAATACAATAGGAGCCATTTCTCCAACTGCATATTGTGACACAGGTACAGAAATATTTTTTGTTTCAAAAAGAGGAATAGAACAATTATCAACCGTTGAAACTTATGGAGATATAGAATTTGTTAATGTCTTTAATAAAATTAAAGAATTAATTCAGCCTTATGTGTCAAACGAAACTAATGCAAAATATTGTTTTTTAACTTTTTTGAATGATAAAATTCATATTCTATTCAGAGGGCTTAATAATCAATCGGTGTTATTTTCTTATGATGTAATTTATAAAACCATTGAATATAGCGAATACAAAGAAAAATTCACATACATGGGTGTTATTGATAATGTATTAACTTTTGGATGTGAGGATGGGAAAATATATAATCTGGCAAGTGATTTCTATAACCACGATGAATGTTATTTTGAATTTAATTTTTATCCTACTAAATACGGACTTGGAACAATAAAAAAATGGAACAAACTACTTGTGTATTGTGAAACAGAAACAGATACAGAAGAAATAAAACTTTCCGTAAGGCACTTTGAACAAGATTATATTTCTGCAAATAAAAGAACTGTTGATAAAAAAATTGAAACTGCTGCCACTTGGGGTTCGTTTCAGTATGGCAAAGCAAAGTGGGGCAGTGAAGGAACTAGATTAATAAGATTTAAAAACTTAGGTAAAAGCAAAGCAATTAAAATCAGAATTGATACAACATCACCAAAACAACATATAAGAATTAAAAAAATAGAATTGTATTATACGCCAATGGGAATAGTTAAAGGGTAAAACAATGAAAATAAAAGTGTTGGATTTTCAAAACAAAGAACATTTTAATTTTTTGAATTATCTAATTAATTACAATAGTATTGAGTTTTTAAATGATAATTTAGACGGACAAACTCTTATTAATCTTTTGTCTGGTGGTGATTATCCTGTATTTATAGTTTATGTCAAAAATCAACCATACGGAATAATTTATGCGGAATTATCAACCTGCAAAATTGCTACTTTACACGCTTGTTGCGGAAAAGAAAGAAATTATTTTATCAACGTTAATATAATGAAAAAATTTCTACAATATTTATTTGAAACATTAAAACTTGCAAAGGTAAAGATTGAAATTTTAGTTTACGACAAAAACGCAGAATTCCTTGCACGTTCCTTAGGTTTTAGAAAGGAAGGTGTTTTAAGGGAGGAAGTTTACAAAAAAGGCAAAGCACAAAATATGATTTTGCTTGCATTAACCAAAAAAGATTATTTTGCGGGCAAACATATTTTAAAAAGAAAAGATATTAAAAGAATAGGAGAGCTAATCAGATATGGGGAAAAATAATAATCAATCTGGTAGTCAAACAAGCACTACCAAAACAAATATTCCTTACAAATGGGCTCCAGACCCTAAAATAGCAGAAACGCCGATATATACTTTTATGGGAAAAGATGTTAATAGTAATACTGCTTTTAATGATTATGTGAACGCTTTATATGAACCAACAAAACAAAATTTAACAGATACATATTATTCTAATCTTGGTTCTGCGATAAATAAAGCAAATGCTTCTGGTACATTAAATAGTTTGGGCTTTCAAAATTACAGAAGTAATCAGTTGGATAAAAATTATGCCAATGCGTTGTCTAATGCATACAATAGTGCCCAATTATCAGCAAACGATTATATAAATAATTTAAAAACACAAGATTTTCAAAATCAATTCAACAATGCAGCTATGTACAATGATTACATATCCAACATGTACGACAATTACAATAATTATAATTTAAGTAACACTACAACCACCGGGAATAGTTCAGGAAAATCAAGAACTAGACTGTGGGGCATAATATAGGAGGGCAACAATGTTTCAGTTTTTAGCAGCAATACCAGCTTTGTTAAGTACGGCAGGAAGTGCAATAGGTTCTGCAGCAGGAACGGTAGGCAGTGCTCTTGGCGGAGCGGCTGGAGGATTAGGACAAGCTGGTGGAGCAATTGCGAGCGGGCTAGGAAAAGTTGGCGGAGCGGTAGGTGGAGGTCTTTCAAAAGCAGGACAAGCAATATCAACCGCTGCTCCCAAAATTGGAAGTAGTATAGAAAAAGGTTTGGACTTCCTTGCTTCTGAACAAGGTAGGGGATTAATGAACGGTGTTCAAACAGTAGGAAAATTAATTAGTAGCGGGGATGCACCTGCAGCACAAGGATATATAAGTAATGCAATTGGTGGTTCTCCTCGAGGATATATTCAAAGAGGTTTTAATAGGGGGAATTATCTTGGCTAATAGAAGTTACAGAAATGGAGCATTTGCGGTATTGTACCCTAATCATTACGACGGACAAGTTGAATATAATAAAGCTCAAGAAATACCAACAAACAAATGGGGTAATGCCGGGAAAGTCATAAGAGAAGGGCTTGCAGATATTCTTACTTTTGGAATGGGTGCATTGAGCGATACGGAAACACCTGCAGGTTTAGCATACGGAATGAAGGCAGTTGCTAATAGACACGCAGCAAAGGATAAAGCAATTAGAGATTATCAAAATGCATTAACAAATAATTTAAGAGAATATGATTATTTGAAAAACAATATAAGAATTGATATGCCTTTTGGTCGTGATGAAGTTACTGGCAATACTGATTTTTCGGTTTATAAAGATAAAAATCTATTAGACCAATATTCCGCAAATGCTACTGTAGATGCTGCAAATGATATTTATAAATTAGGCGAACAGGCAGCTGCACAAACGTATTCCAATTATGGTCAAGGTTCTAGCGAAAACAACGGCGGGTTGAAACCATTAAAGTTAATGAACAACGCAGGCAACCTAATCGATAATTTCCAAAATGTTAATAATTATAGTGGAGAATACGGAACATTTGGCAATCTGCCATTACAAGGTAATGTAAGTCGAAATTATAGACAACCATTTATGTCTGCTCCAGTTAATCAAAAAATGTTTGAAAATTTTTACGGAGCTGGAAAAGGTGTTTTGACCGATGCGAAAAAAGAAAAAGGCCTGTACTACAGAGCTGATAAAACTTCTGCTACTAGCAGACAAAATGCACTTGATAGATTAAATTGGGAAAAAGAAAAAACGATACAAGAAAATATTGCAGATGGAGCTTTTAATCAAGATTTTTATGATTATCTTTTTACTGGTTCTGATGATCCATTAGCAAGGGAACAAGATAAACAATACATGATACAAACTTACGGAACAAAATTTCTAGATGCGATAAAAAAATATGAGGGGCAATAATGTCATTAAGGGAATTTCGAGAGCAAAATAACGTAAATGCTCCAATAAAAAATAAAGCAAATTCTTTAAGAGAATTTAGAGAAAATAATCCGGTAGATAATGAAATAACAAAACAGGATGAAATATCAGTTTTAGATGTTGCTCTCGAAACAGGAAAACAATTTGGAACAAGAGCAGCTAAATCTTATTTGGACTTCTCTAAGGGGTTGGGAGATACAGGAGCATTAATATCAGATAAAATCACAAAAGTAAAAGAAAATATTCCTATTGAAATTAGACAAAAAATTAAACCTATTGCGTACGCATTAAGCCCTACAATAGCTTCTAGTATAGATAATTCAGAAGCAAGCTCCAATTTTCACAAAAAAAATGCTGAATTTTGGCAAAATCAATCTGATAAAATTCAGATTGATAAAGAGTATTCCGGTTTAGAAGGTTTAAGCGGTGGGTGGAAAAAAGCAGTTCCAACTATTGCTGGTGAAATCGGAGGGCAGGCAACTAATCTTCTGATGGCACTAGGTGGTGGTGCGGCAGGAGGTTTGGCTGCAAAAGGCTTAGGAGTTGGTAAAGTTGCCACTGCTGGATTAGTAACTACTGGTACGGCTATTCCTAATTTAACTCAAGAAGGAAATTATTTAGATAAGATTAAAGCATTCGAAAAAATACACGGACGCAAACCAACACAAGATGAACTAGGTTTGATACAAAATGTTGCATTAGGGGAAAAAGTAATTAATGCAACAGCTGAAACAGTAGCAGATAAATTTTTATTTGGAAAAATATTCCCTAATTCTGTACCAAAGGGAATAAAAACTAAAACAATAAAAGCCCTTAAAGATGTAGGGCAACAAGCATTTACAGAAGGTCTTACTGAAACTGCACAAGAAGCCATTTCTATTGGAGCAGAAAACATATTAGGAATTGCAGATAATTCGCAAAACGCTCATAGACTTGTTGAGTCAGGTGTTATTGGTGGATTAACAGGTGGAATATTAGGTGGAGCTGGTAGTTTGGCATCTCAACCATACAATGAAAATTTCAAACAAAACGAAAAAGTAAATAATTATATTGCTAATGTTTACGGAAAAGTTTTAGACGGAGGAAAAGAACTATATGATTCTGCAGTTACCGGCATGAAAAATATAATAAATGAACCTTCTGCGTTTGATAAAATGAAAGAATTGAGAGCAGATTATACATCACAAACAATTAAGCCGGAAGAAGCACAAATATCAGCTATAAATAATTCTTTGAATTTATATAATAATTTACAGAATATTCAATATACTGGAGAATATAACGGACAAAAGCTTGATGAAAGCCAATTAAAAGCAGTAAAAAGACAACTATATAAAATTGAAGATAATTTAATTAATCAAAAAGATTTTATAAATCAAAATATACAGAGTTTAGATGTAAATACACTTGCACAAATTCAATCAAATATCGAAGGTCGTTTCAAGCCTAAAGAACAAACAGAACAAGAAATACGAGATGGTTATAATGTTTATGGTGTACCTGCTGAATTAGCTTCTCCAAAGGCACAACGATTATTAAGCACAAGGCAAGGACAAGACCAACAAACAATTTTAGAGCAAGCAGATGCATACAACAAAAGAGGATTGCAAAATTTTCGTAGAAAAATAGACCGTTTAAATAAAGAAAAACTTGAAAATGAATTGGGATTAAATTCTCCCGAAGATTATAATATTATTGAACCAGAATACAACAAGGAAAAAGAAAATATTGCTTTAAATATTGTTGCAAGGGCAACAAACAAAAGTCCGCAATATATAAAAATGACTGCGTTGGGTAATAGTAATAATAAAAATTTCCAAACAAGAAAAGATAACCTTGAAACGTCATTAGAAAATACTGATGATAGGCTTGCGGAAGTTGATGAGCTTGGTGCAAATCAATATTATGATACTAATGGAACAGGTTATGAAAATATGGAACTTGGACGAGGTTCCGAACTTGCTAATCAAGCATATCAAGATTTAATTAATAGGGATTTTTATAATCAATTAACCCCAGAAGAACAAATGCACAATGCTTATGCAAAGGCAGAAATAGAATATAAAGATTTATTGAGAAATGTTTTAGTTCATCCAAAAGGTTATAAAACTCGTATTACACAAGCATTTAGAAAAATAGAAAAAATTGCCGAAAATTTACCCGCAGAAGCACAAGAAGATTTTTACAACAAATGGTTTGAAGATGTTGAAAAGATTGATGATTACATTAAAAACAAAAAGACTTTTGATTATAGAGAAGGTTCTCCAAAAGCACGTTTTGTTATGAAAAAGGATAATTCTTTTTCTGATAAAAATAATCCTATAGAAAAAATACAAGATATTCTTTTCGATAAGCCGCGAACTCAAGGAACAGTAAAAGATGTGATAAATGCTCTTGGCTCAAGAGCTCAAGGCATAATGGATTATTTTGTAGGACTAGAAGATATAAAAATTGCAAATTCTTCAAGGAAACTTGGTTCAGATAATAATAAAAATGCATACTATGATATTTCAAACAAAAGCATTCATCTTAATTTGAATTCAATAAATGCTGCAAATAAGAAGAAGATGCTGCATAGTTTTTTTCACGAATTAACTCATGCAAAACAACATTTATTGACACAAAAATACAAACAACTGTTAGAAGAAAACAGAAAAGGCTTAAAAATAATTCCCGAAAAAAGAAAAATAGAAATGCTTGAACATATTAACAAATATGAATATTTAATTTTTGTTAATCAAGATTTGTATGAATATTCGGAAAAATACAAAAAAGAATTGAATTTTTTAAAAAAATATAAAAAAGCAAATGGAAGAGAAAAATTTAAAGAACTTTTAAGCAATGATAAAAAACTTAATAGGATTTACAAAGGTCGTTTTCGAAGATATAATGATTATTTGAAATCTGAATTTGAGCTTGATGCAGATAAAACAGCAAGCGAAATTATTAATACTTTATTCAAGGAGAATAAAAATGGATATAACGATACCTTTGACTTGCTCGAAACTAAAGATACTACACGAATGGGCTCAAGAATATATAGACGAGGGGATGAGTCCAGAGGAAGCATTAGAGAAAGCAGAGAAGGAACACGAGGAATTTCTGTCGATAGCGAACGAAATTCCGGATTTGTCAGAAATGGACGAGGAAGAATAAGTAATCAACTTGGCGAAGCTGTAAAAGATTACGAAAGCAACGGACAAGCTGATTATGATATAGATAGAGTAAAATTAAAAAATCTTTCTCAAATAAAACGAGAAGCAAAAAAAGAATTTATAAAAGAAGAACAGAAAAAAATAGAATCTGCAAAAGATTACGTTCCCCAAATAGAAAATGCTATAAGAAGGCAAGTTAGAAATATTAGTTTAAAAGTTTATGAAGTGGATAAAAATATTCATGAACTTGTTGAAGCTAGTAAACTTTTTGCAAAGAAATATAAAACAAAAGACAAAACGATAAGGGAAATAATGCCTTTTTTAAGAGAGAAAACAGATTTCCCTATAGAGTTGCAAAACGATAGACCAGATTTATACAAATTATGGGTTGAAATTTCGCAAGAAGATAAAGAAAATTTATCTAATCTTGCGGATGAAATGTCCGAAAGATTTAAAATTTATTGGGAAGATTATAAAACTATCGCTAAAGATTATGAAAGCAAACAAGATAAAGAAAATTATATCTCACACATTTGGGATATTGATAATAAAAAACATCTTGCATTAACTACAAATTATTTTGCAACACGTTCTAAATTTGCAAAACATAGAGTAATAGAAAGTTTATACGAAGGAATACAAGGCATAGAGTTAGACAACGGAGAAATATTAAAACTAAAACCTAAAACACTTGACTATGCTGAACTTTTGAAAATACATTCTGATAATCTCATTAAAGTATATGAAAATAAACAGTTATCTGATTTCATAAAACATATTAAAAATAAAAATGGTATTCCTTTAGTTGCTTATGGAAAAGATGCACCAGTAGATTGGGTTCAAATGTCTCATCCAGCATTAACAAGAAAATTGCCAATAACCGAAGAAAGTAATAGGGGGGAAGTAATAAGTCCTGAATTACAAAACATTCTCGCAGAGATTGGTGTAGGCATAGGAAGAAGAATTAATCCTACTGCTTTTGGACATCCTGTAAGAAAATTAGGCCATTATTTATCTTCTCCATATAGTAAAGAAATTGCTTTGCAAAGATGGTTCTCTAATAAAACATTAACTCACGAAATAGGACACGCACTAGATGAAGCACTTAATTTAGGAGAAAGTTTTTTTCGCAGACACGAAAACGAATTATATGAAATAAACGAAGAACGTATAAACGCATATATGGAAGCTGGGGATAGAAAGGGAACTGATTATGCAGAAAGTGCAGAAGAGCAAATTGCGGAATTTTTCGCATTATTTTTTAATGATCCAAAACAATGCACCGTTATTGCTCCCAACGCAACTGCTGAAATAATAGATAGAATGACTAAAAGTGAAAAATTCGCAAAATTACTTCCAGACAATTTCGATTGGAGTAAAGCAAAAAACATTTTAGAAGAAAAAAATGTTAAGTTCCAAGAACAAGCAATACATGTTCATCCAGATTTAGTGGAACCTTTGTTGAGTGTATTTGATGCACAAAAGCCAGACAATGACATTTGGAAAGCATACGATAAATTAAATGGCCTTTATAAAACCAATCAATTGTCATTAAGTGGTTTTCACGTTTTAGCTTTGTCCGAAAGTGCATTGGGCAACGTAGGATTTATTGATACAATAAAATTATTTAATCCGTTCAGAATTCATAAAGCATTTAAAGTTAATGATTTTGGGGTTTATAGTAATGATAAACTTGTAAGAGATGCGTTAGCACACGGTTTGCAGATTGGAACCCCATCGGATTTAACAAGAAGTGATGTAAATAAATTTATTGATGGAATTGTGGAAAAAATAGAAAAACAAAATATTATTAAACCATTAAAAAAATCATCTTTTGTTGTAAAAGGTTATAACGCTATTTTGGAGTTTAATAATAAATTTTTATGGGATTATTTGCATAATCAATACAAAATGCTAGGATACAAAAACCTTTGCGAACAACAAGAAAAACGTTTAAAACGCAAATTAAAAACAGAAGAAAAAGAAGAAATTGCACAATGGGTTAATGATAGTTTTGGGGGACAGTTGTGGGAATTATTAGGAATAAGGGGTTCTCATCGTAAAATAGCTACAAGAACAATGCTATCTGCAGACTGGAATATATCTTGTTTAAGGCAAGCATTAGGGGTATTGTCCACGCAAAAAGGTCAAGAAGTTTTAAATGAAAAAGCTAAAACATCCGATTTTTGGTACGCAGTACGCGAATGGACAAGAAAAGCTGGTATAACTTCTTTAAACAGAAAATCAAATGAAACTGGAATTAGAGGAGATTTAGCTCGTAAGTTTTGGATACGGTCTTTTGTAATGTATGCGATTTATGCAAATTTAATTAATGCAATTTGCAGATTTTGGGATAAAGAAGAACATCCAGAATATTATCCGGAAAAAATGAAATTTTTGGACTATTTTATGTTCACAAATGCAGAAGGACACAAAACACATCCATTTATTGGAAGATATAAAACAGGACAAGAAAAACATATTAGGTTAGGAAAGCAATTTAGAGAATTACCAGAATTTTTAGAAAAACCTATTGAAAAGACTGGTTCTAAAGGTTCTCCCATGTTGCAGTTTGGAGCAGTTGCGTTCACTGGAAATTCATTAAGTGGATTTGAAAATAAAAATTTAAAGGACAAAGAAGGACTAGAAAGGCTTGGGGCAATAGTGGAGGAATTTATATCGAGCATGATACCTTTCTCTGTAAAGAATGCGTTAGACCCGACAAAAGAATTCACTATTACTGATTTATTTGCTCCATCGTCAAAAGGAGTTAGTTTTTATATAGCAAAAGAGCAATACAAAAAAGCTATTCTTCAAAATGATAAAGAAAAAATTAACGAAGTTACAAAAACATTGATTAGAAACAATATTGATCCGGAAAGTGTCATAAAGATATCAAGAGCGGAAATAACGCAAGAAGAAAATAAGGAAATAAGAAAGAAAATTGAAAATGAAGAAATCTTTGAAAAAGACAAACGTACAGAAAAAATAGAAAAGAAATTAAAAAAGGCAGAATTTAAAAGAAAAAGTCAAAGAGAAAATATTAACTCAACGCAAGAAAAAGTGTTAAAACAGGCTTTTAAAAGAAAAGCTGGTTAAGAAAGGAGAATAACTATGCAAGCAACAAAAACATACAATCCAGGAGTTGCTCGAGCAAGAATGAATGCAAAAACAATTTCAACTACAGGGGAAGTAATTCAATTGAGAAGCCCAGAAGTATCAAAAGCTGGTATTGTTGGATTAACCATTAAAACTGATAAAGACATTTATTATGCAAAACCAAATGATACAATAGGAAAATCAACAACCGCAGGAACGCTACAAATTGGTGCAAAAATTTCTGCAGGTACAAAAACTATTCAGTGGGATTTTTCTAGCATACAAATTGCAGCAGCAAGCGATAGTGCTTCCGTAGAAATTCTTGAAATATTTTATGATGATTTGAATTTGGGGTAATAAAATATGGCAACATTAAGAACAATAGTTAATGGTGTTTTGGCAGATGCGGAAGATTTGAATTTCAATTTTAACGCATTGAACAATGATGTTTCCAATACGCAAAACAATATCAATTCGGTAAATAGCTCTTTGTCGGCACAAATAAATAATACAAAATCAAGTCTTGAAAACTCACAAGAAGCATTAAAAACAGAATTAAATCAGAGTATCACTAATGTTACAAGTACAGCAAATAGCAAGGCAAAAAAGGATTTAAGTGATGTTAGTCCGGTTGCTGCATTCAAAACATCGGTTCTTGGTTGGTTGGCCCCTAACCATACAGCGGGTTATAGTGTTACTTCTGGTTGGACTGCCACAAGTGCTGGTTTTCTTAGTTTGTCAGGAAATTCAGGAGAAGGTAGTTATTCTTCTTGGCTTATAGACGGGAAAGAGGTTTTTAGAAATGACCAAGTTTCAGGAGGTGGTAGAGCGGGAAGAGTTACCACCACTGGCAATGCTTTTATTGGAAAAGGTCAGGTGTTAACATCTGCTGGGGAGGTAACAACAGCTATGTTTTATCCATGTAAAGGAGTTTGATGGTGTATATACAAGTAATTGACAATAAAATAACAGCTTGGGGAGCTTATCCATTTGAAGGATACACAAATGAATTTCCTCTAATTGATTATGAGGACTACATGAAAACCCCTGAAAAATACATATTTCAAAATAACAATATAGTTCTAAACCCTAATTGGGAAACCGAACAAGAATTAAAAGAGAAAGAACGAATTGCTAAGCTTAATATGACTAAATTAGATTTTGTTAATTCTCTTGAAGAATATGGCATTACATATTCACGAATTAAAGAATTGCTTGCGAATAATGAAAATGCACAAAAGCAATGGGATTTATGTGAACGAGTTTATCGTTTTAATCCTTTACTTGATGAATTAGGAGCAACTTTAGGAATAACCCCAGAACAATTAGATGCAATATTCATAAATGTAAATAAAACGCAAAATGCTACATTGTAAACTTCTCAAAGTTTTTGAAAACTTGAATAATATGGGTATTAAAAAATGGGAGGGTAAAAATGTCAACACTTAAGAAATTTGCCAAAAAAAATAATTTACCTATATCAAATGTATTATATTATTTGAAATTAAACGAAATTGATGTTTTGGAAAATAAATACTGTGTTTATTTATATGGAATGCTAGAAGATGTTCTGCAAGGAAAAGAAGTTTTTCGAAAGAATTCAAGATTTGTTTCTTTGTATTGGGTAAAAAACATTGTTGATGAAAACAAATTCCAAAAAGAGTTTTTTGCTTATATGAAACATTTGAAAAAAATAAAAGAAATGAAGCAAAAAGCTGTAGCAACTGGACTTGCTTGGACAAGAAGTGCGATTGAATGCTTAGAGGCAAATGGCAACTGTGAAAAATGCGTTAATAAGTATATTTGCACAAGACAATTTCAAGTAGATGGTGAATATCCCATGCACAAAACTGTGAAAAAACTATTAGCAGTTATTGGAAATCCTAATGAAATAGATAAAATAAGAAATTTCCCGCAATCAATAATACAAATAAACAGGAGAGCATAGTGTCAAAAAAGTTTAGATTATATTTAAATAAAACTCCTCGAATTATTGCCAATGCAGTTAATCCTGGAGATGATAAAAAAACTCAAAAAAGGAAAAATAGAAAGCAGTTTTTAAATGAATACGATTGTATATTATCTGTTTATTACGATGATATGACAGTTACTATAACAGCTCCAGATAATTATCTATTTGACGGAGCAACAATTCCTTTTAATATAGGAAAAGGAAATATGAAATTATTAGTTCCTGCATTATTTCATGATGTAATGTGCGAAAACAAAAAACTCGTGAATTACGATAGAAATTTATCATCAAGAATTTTTAGAGAGTTGTTAAAAATGTGTGGTATTTCAAAATGGAAAGCCCAGTTTATGTATTTGGCCGTAGATAATTTTCAACGTTTTCAGAAAGGCTGGGGGAAAAAATGTTAGATTTTGCACAATCATATCCGCTTGTAACAATCTTTATTTTTGTAGTTATTGCATTACTTATCAAAAATCACATACTTGCAACTCCGTTTGATATAAAAGAAGCAAAAAAAGCATTAATAAAAGAACTCAAAGAAGGAGAAGTTTTTGTAACTCACGAAGAACTAAACAAGGCAAAAGAAATAATAAGAAATGACTATGAGGCTCGTTTTTTATCATTGGCAGTATTTAGTGAATTTAAACAAGGTTTAGACAATCAATTCAAAACTGTATTCCAAAAATTTGATGAAAACAAAGAACAATTTTCGGAGCTATTTCGAGGAATTAACGATATAAAAAATATTTTAATAAATACTAGGAAACAATGA